CATTGATAGGTGGAAGCCTAAGTCTGTAGACCTCTGGGACTTAAATAACTGTACATTTTATCCAGGAATCATCGGAAATCACCAATCTTTTGGTAATGGGGTAATGTTACAGTGGGACTCTACGCAGTATCAGCAGGACGAAATGACAGAAGGTGTTCCAGATTCCGATGATCCTAATCCTAGAGGATGTTGGATAGCAGCGCCGCCTTTAGCTTCTTATCCAGGAATGCCCTACACGGTGCTGTACGATTCGGACGGGCGTTACGCAGGGTGGACAGACCCTGCGGATGTAGAAATGGAATTCAACGCGGTTATGAAGTATATTTATACAGTAGTCCCTATTGATTCAGATGATTCAGATGCAGGTACAAAGACAGTAGGTTCGTGGGGAATGGGTAAACTCCGTCTCAATCAATTAGGAGATATATCATCTCTATTGTACGGGTCTGAGGAAGATCCGTATAACTGGAGTCAATGGCCTTTTTACGATGCAGATGATTCAGAAGTACCAGATAACTGGCCTTTTACACCAGCTACTGGCGATTACTTGGCTTATGATGCAGACGATGGAGATTGGAAAGTTAAACAAGGGGAAGAAATAGATTTTACAATAGCGTATAGGATGGAAACAGTATCCTTTGTTTATTCTGGGGATGAGCCAGACACTGCTTATTTAACATATCCTGTACATACAGATATGTATCCTTACAGGTGGTTCGTTGCGGGAAACCAGAATGCCGTCGCTAACAAAAGATGGGCGTGGGAAGTACAGATATGCGAATCATATGACAAATTAAAGTTTGGGTGGTCTGATCCTCCGTCTAATGGGTGGCACTGGTTGAATGACGGAGACGGAACAGGTGTTCATAATAACGATAAATTTAATACAGGTATATCAGGCACTTACAGGACATCCCGCAAGAAAGAAGTATTATGGGGAACAGAAGACAGTACTAATGATAGTTACGCTGAAAGGTGGTGGAATTTTGACGGCGGTGACAGGGGAATGATACCCGCAGGAAGCGTCATTGTAGCGCGTCCTGTAGATTGGAATGATGCAACTGCAGGCCTAACTAATCCTAGTATGACGTTGAATATAATGTACACTACTAACGGCGACTCTCACCCATAACAGGAGATAAAATGGATAAAATATATTATAAAGGAAAGATAACCAACGGGAAAGTGTCCTATAGTTTCTTGGATATATCGCCTGATTTCATTTTACAAGACCAGATATACGTAAGACGGTTGTTTAACTACGATGGTATACCTGCATTAAATGATATTCTTCCTACGCCGGATGAATTGGATACCTTATTTTCGTTACCGTATGCAGAGGCATCAGGAAGCTCTATGTATTCTATTAATCCTCACGATAAGTCTATATTATTTAGCCAAGACGCAGAGGATTATAAGTGGCTAGGAGGAGGGGTTCACCATAATAGAGCGGAAGGAGATATACAACTACCTGTAGCTGCGGAAGGAGAGACTGTATTCATATTCAAAAGAACAAGCCAGGCCGACCTGGAAGTAGATCTATTCGAACAGTCTTATTTTAAACACGGGGATATACAAACTAGTCTAGGTCAGATAAACTCCTTAACTTCTTTTAGTACTAACATAAAACTACATAAAGAAGTTGATATTACACTAGGAACCGCTACGGGCTTATGTTCTCTGAATACCTCAGGAATAGTGCCTTTAGATTTCTTTCCTGCGGGAATAGGAGGTTCAATAGATGACATTATTTTATCAGGAGAAAACCTAGAGGACTTCAATAATATGTCTCCTCCGTTTGTGGAAGGTGCTCCTTCTTATATAGGACAACACGGAAGAATGTTAACATATGTAAATCATTTGTGGACTACGGTCATGCCTCTTTCCACAGTGATTGATATAGATGAAATAGAAGAAGACCAAATAATCAAACTAATGGGTACGTCACTAGTAACCGAAGACCGTACTGTAGATAATATATCGAATCTAACAGCGATGAATGCTAACGGTACGCAATATCCAACAAAGGGACAGATGTTCCAAAAAACCAGTACAGCGTGGGATATTACAGATAACGTAGAACCCTCTGTTTTATATATGTTATTCTGGGAAGATGGCACCTGGGTACCTAAGTATGTCAGTGCCCTCGAAGCAAGTCTCCCTTTGAACAGTATGGATCCTAACGATCCTAGCTATAATGATAGACCCTCTCCTGGAGGAGGCAACGCAGGAGACTTTCACGACGATGACCCGAATGTTTACAATACCCGTATAGACATTCTCAATGACGTATCTACTGTGGTCCCTGATGAAGTAGCATCAGGCGAGGTCTTTATGTTTATATCTGATCTAGACGATAGCGATGGCTACAGTGTGCTTACTATAGATAGCGATTGGGTGCTTCAGCCTGAAGAAGTAATTGATTCTGATCACTTTTTTAATCCTTACAGGTTTGAATATACTTTCGAGGGAGCTAATCTAGGATTCCCTGGAATACCTACAGGTCATTGGGAATGTCGTCCTTTTAACATAGGGGATTGTACATCAGTAGATAAGAATACAGTAGATACCGTATTCGACAGCGACGGCACCCTAATCTCTAGGGAGCCATTGGTAGGGGATGTGATATATTTCAGCGAGGAATTTGCTGATTCTGATAGAGATGGGTTATGGACCTCAGGATCCTTTGCCGATGCTTGGTCTGTTTGGTGCGGGATTCCTAAACCTAGCGACAGTGATTCAGATAATCCCTGGCTACTAGGGAAATGGACAACAATAGTAAACGATAACTTAGAGCCAGAAGATAGCAGCATTACTATAAACGGGTTTCAGCAACATCTAGCAACGCCTGTTACTATACTATCTAATGACGACGGGACTGCGTATACAGTAGGTACTGTAAACGCTCATCCACATCTGAGTACAAACTTTTTCCTAGAGAAGAGTAACGGAGCAAGACCCGCTGACGGGACACCTTTATTGTTTCACCGTGGAGATACCAGTCCTTTATACTCTTCCAATATATGGGCCCCTCTTAATTGGGATGATGATAACGCTCTCGGAAAAACTCATTATAAAACAGGGCTTAATGTATATTATTCAAATAAAGATGAATTCGGCTGGAACACGTCTCAACACCATGAATTACCTTGTGATTCTATTTTCATTGAAGCTGATATTAAGTTAACCGGCTTACGAATAGTACCCGCCGTTGTTGTGTGGTCTTGGACCGGGACTAATCCCAATAAAAACCCCCACTTTGGATATATGGATATATGGGAACTGGACTGGGGTGACGAGTATCCTCCTCACGGTACAACTGGTGGGTTTGCTCCACCAGCGGGTCGTAGGACTTCAGGTTGGCGTATAGAAGTGGACCGTGCTCCTTTAGACTCTGATTGGTCGGACTCAGGTGATTACATAGGAGATGGCATAGTAACAGAGGTTATTTCTAATACGTTTAATTTATGGCAGAACCCCGATCAGAATGAATATATACATTATAATAGGCCTGATTTTGGCACACGAATAGACAAAATGATATCTTACTGTTCTTTATACGTCCCGGAGCAACCTCCTTGCCATGGTGAATGGGGAGATGGAGGAAATGGATATACTGCCCCAGAAAGTGGAATAATAAACTTAGAAGAGTATACTGAAGGCACTTCACATACTCTTATAGATTCAGATGATCTGATACTAAATGCGGGAGATATTGTACGTATTTATTATATCCGTGGATTTGGAGCAGATGACTTCTCCGATGAATGGGTAAAGGAATGGAACACATCAACTATAGAATTGTTTGGAGATTTAATATAATGGATTCAACGAAGAAAGAACTAATGCAAGAACTTCTAATGACTTGTTTAATAGAAGATCTAAGAGATCCTGATAAATGTACGCCTGGTCTTTACCAAGTAGTAAGAGGAGTTCTTAATGATAACAAGGGAGACGAAGACGGGATTCCTGACGAAACCTTAGATTTCCTATCTGCTCGTATAAGCGATGCAATTCCTTTTAAGAAAGGTCAAGCTTAAATGAAAATACCCGAGGAGATGTTAGAAGACTTCAGGAATCATCTATGGGCTTGTTTTAAATACTTAGGTCTTGGTGAGCCCACAGGAGCTCAATATGCTATGGCTGAAGCCTTAGGCGGTACTGAAAAAGATGTACAGCTACAAGCAGGGCGAGGCTTTGGTAAGTCCGTCATAACAGCTTGTTTGGCTTCGTGGTTCTTATTAAAAGATCCTGACTGTACTATCATGGTAGTGTCTGCTACAGGTAACAAAGCTACTGAGTTTATTTCTATGACACGTAGGATATTGGACTTGGTTCCCTATTGTCAGCACTTGTGTCCTGGTGATAATATGACAGATAATGCATTCGCTTTTAATACAGGGTGTAGAACAAAAATAGGACAGGATAAGTCTTGTTTTGCTCGTGGTATAACTTCTCAAATCACAGGAAGTCACGCTGATTATGTTATTGGAGATGATATTGAAATAGAGGGGAACTGTGAGACTGCCGCTGCTAGAGAGAAGTTACTAAATAAGGTAGCAGAATTTGAGCAGATTAGAAACGTAGGAGGCAGAGTAATATTCCTAGGCACTCCTCAGATTAAAGATAGTATATACAACCAGCTTAGTTCGGGTTATCCTGTTACAAAGTTTCCTGCGGTTATGCCAGATAAGGACATAGTATCAGAAGTTGAGAACGTTAATGAATGGGTATTACAGCTAGGAATAGAGCCAGGCGATCCAACGCAACCAGAGAGATTCCCCATGGACGTGTTACTAGAAAGAAAGGCAAAGATTGGTCCTAAACTGTTTGCACTTCATTATAAATTAGATACTACCTTAGCAGATTTTGAAAAGTATCCTCTACGTTTATCAGATCTTATTGTAATGGATATCAGTAAAGAAATGTGTCCCGAGAAAATAGTGTGGGGAAACTCTACTCCAATGAAGAGAGTTCCTAGCTTTGGTTTATCAGGAGATATGGTTTACGATCCTATGTGGACATCAGATGTCTTTGTAGAATATACTCAAACTATTATGACAGTAGACCCCTCGGGCAGAGGAAGCGATGAAACTTCTATATGCATAGCGAGTTTATGTAACGGCTACGTGTACATACACTACCTTAGAGGATTTCCTGGTGGTTACGAAAAAGGAATACTGAGGAAGATATCAAAGCTTGCGGTAGATTATAATGTTAAATTAATAAGAGTGGAATCAAACTTTGGAGACGCTATGTTTTGCCAGTTATTGATTCCTGTATTAAAAGAGATTTCTAATAAAATAGGGGTGGAAGACTTTAAGGTCACAGGTCAAAAGGAAGTACGTATGTTAGCTGCTCTAGAGCCCGTAATGTCCCAGCACAGGCTTGTATTTGATCGTAAGATGATTTGTGATGAACAGAACCAAAAGCAGCTTACACGGCTTCATGAGGCTCGTGGGGCACTGGCTCATGATGACAGAGTAGATGCCTTAGCTTCTGCCATATCTTTCTGGGAAGATTCTTTATCCAAGAATGTAGAGAAAGTTATAGAGAAAAGGCAAAGAAAAGAAAGAGAAGATGTCGTAAAGAGCTGGTTAAACGATGATAGACGCATGGGTTTATTTTCTGAGAGACTTCAAAGTACTATGACTGAGGTACCTAAGAACAGAAACATAAACAAGTGGATTAAAAGGAGGTAAACTATGATAGGAACGATGGCCATGATGGGTGCTCAAGCATTTTTAGGAGCACAAAAAGCGGGCGATGCGAGTATGAAACAGTTTACTCAGCAAACCTGGGCAAACCATCAGCAGCAACTTCAGGTTAATCAAAAGAATAGAGATATCGCCGCAGCTAATGCTCAGAGGTGGGCCCAGAATACTGCTATATCTGAAGACGCTTGGGCAAACGAAACGGAACAACAGTATTATCTAAGATTGAATTACGATAATGAGACAGGTGCCTTGTCTAGAAAGACACAAGAAACTAATGCTAACTTAACAGCTCTTCTTTCCGGCAGAAGTCTCAAAGGACAATCTGCTAGAATGTTAATGAAATCTCAGCAATCACAACAAAGGGATATGTATGCTGCCAGAGGAATATCCTACGCAAATCAGAGTGAGTCTCTAAAAAGACAAAAGGAACAAGCGCTTTCTCAGAGAAACTACGGCTATAACAGGCACATGA